CAAATCCAAATGAAATTATCCATTTTAAAACTTACTCTCCTAAGAATACTTATTACGGCATCCCCTCTGCAGTATCTGCTGCTGCTGCAATTGTTGGGGATAAGTTTGCAAAAGAATATAATATTGATTATTTTGAAAACAAAGCGATTCCTCGTTATGCGATTATTCTTAAAGGTGCAAAGTTAAGCAATAAATCAAAACAAGAGTTGATTAATTATTTTAGAAAAGAAGTTAAGGGTCGTAATCACGGAACTTTGGTTATTCCAATCCCAGCCTCGCTTGGATCGGACAGTGATATTAGATTTGAAAAATTAGAAGCTGGAATTCAAGATTCATCGTTTGATAAATATCGTAAATCAAACCGAGATGAAATTCTTGTTGCAAACAGAGTTCCTGCCCCTAAAGTTGGTGTGTACGATAATGCCAACCTTGCGGTGTCTAGAGATGCCGATAAGACATTTAAAACACAAGTGATTGGTCCAGATCAATCGGTTGTAGAAAAAAGACTAAATCGTGTTGTTAGTGAATTCAGCGACATGGTTGTATTGCAATTCAAGCGCATTGACTTGATTGATGAAGACATTCAATCAAAAATTAATGATAGATATTTAAGAACAGAAGTTATTGCTCCAAACGAAGTTCGTCAACAACTTGGATTGCCAGAAAGGACAGATGGTGATGAACCATTGCCTTTCCCAACAAAGATTAAAAAAGAATCCGCTGGACCAGGAGCGCCAGCGGGAAATTCTAATAATATTTCCTCTCAGCCAAGAAATGCAATATCAGATACTCGTCAAGGGTCTAGTGACCCAAGAGCTTCTGGGGATCAGGCGGAGAGAGGTCAAGTACAAGATACCACAGGAGGTTCTTAATGAGTTACGGAGCTGGAATTATTTTTTCCAATACAGCAGTGACTAGTACGAGCGGCGCATCGGGCGTTGTATCTACTAATGGTCACACTAAATGCATACATTTTTATAATACCCATGCTACAACAAATGCTACGGTTAAGTTAAATGGTGGTCCACATCAAGTGGTGATTCCAGCAATTAACAGCGGCGGCGGTTATGTTGAAGTTGAAGGTGATTTTACAAGTTTTCAAGTTATGACAGCCAGCGTTACACTTGCTGTATATGCAGTTGCATAATTTGCTTGCATTATAATAATGTATTATACTAGGGTTCACTATCTTTATGGACAATCTTAATTTTTCATTTCCAATCACAATGATTAAGACAGAGCAGCGCATTGTATGCGGTGTTGCTACAGCTGACAATGTTGATAAGTCTAATGATATTGTTGATTTTGCAGCATCAGAGATTGCTTTTAAAAACTGGCAAGGCAACATTCGTGAAATGCATGCCCCTATTGCTGTTGGAAAAGCCATTAGTTACAAACCTTTAAAGTTAAAAGGCGAGGATGGTCAAGAGTATAACGCTATTCAAGTGGAAGCTTATATCTCCAAAGGTGCCGAGGCTACTTGGCAAAAAGTTCTTGATGGAACACTTCGTGCCTTTTCAATTGGTGGTCGCATTACAAAGAAAGAAGTTATGGAAGGGAAGATGCACAATGGCAGACCAATTTCTATTATTAAAGAATATGATCTTGGCGAGTTAAGTTTAGTAGATAATCCAGCAAATGCTATGGCAACAATTGATTTGGTAAAAATGAACAATGCTGGGGATTTGAATTACGCTCTTGATTGCGATTTAGATTGCCAGATTGAAAAAGCAAAACAACCATTAAAGGACCCAAAGGGTGGATTGACTGCTGCTGGTAGAAGGCACTTTAAGCAAACAGAAGGCGCAAATTTAAAGCCAGGTGTTCGTGGAGCCGCCAATACCCCAGAGAAAATGCGCCGCAAAGGTTCTTTCTTAACAAGATTTTTCACCAACCCTTCTGGACCAATGAAGAAGCCAAATGGCGAGCCTAGTCGCTTAGCCCTTTCTGCCGCCGCATGGGGCGAGCCAGTTCCTCAGAATTCCTCAGATGCTGCTGCTCTTGCAGCAAAAGGTCGTAGATTATTGGAAAGATATGCAAATACTAAAAAAAATGCTTCAGAAAATAATTTTGACAAAAATTTGCTGGATGCCATTTCAGAACTAATGCAAGATCAAGAGTTAATTATTAAAGCAACAAATCTTGTTTCAACACTTCAAAATTTGATGGCAAATGTTGTTGTATTTTATGCATCGGCACATAGAGCGCATTGGAATGTTGAGGGTGTAGACTTTATAGAATACCACGAATTGTTTGCAAACATTTATGAAGATGTTTATGGATCAATTGACCCAATGGCTGAACTTATTAGAAAACTGGGAGCATTCCCCCCATCGCTAGATGAAGGAAATGATATGGCTAGCATTGAAGATGACTCAGCAACTTCTGACTCTAGAGCATTAGCTATTGATTTATATATGAAAAATTATGGTTTGATTATAATGCTTAAAAATGCATTTAATGTTGCAAACGCAGAAAACGAACAAGGTGTTGCTAACTTTATTGCAGAAAGAATTGATATGCATCAAACATGGGACTGGCAATTAACTTCATCATTAAAAGTATCTGGTGTTGAAATCCCATTGCTTGTTGAGGATGGTGATGAAACTAATATAGAAAATACTGGAGGTGTTGTGAAAGTAGAAAAACCATGTAATTGCGAAAGTAATGTGGATAAGGGATTGCACAATTTAGAAAAATATGATATTGTAAACCCTATGGATAATTCTTTGACAGATAATAAGATGTCATTTATTAAGAAGTTTATTAATTGGGTAGGTCCAATTGATAATTTAGGACTAGAAAAGTCCGAGCAGGATACAGAAGCTTCAACTGAAGCCGATGTGATTGTTGAACAAGTGGAGGAACAAGATATGGATATTGAAGTTCTTAAAGAAGCCCTTGGTTCAGTCATTGATCAAAAGCTTACCGACTTCGCAACTTCATTTAAACAAGAAGTAGAAGCGAATGTTGATGCTAAAATTGAGGCTGTAACAAAGAGCGTTGAGGATCAGAAAATTGAATTGGCTGAGAAGTTGGAGACAACTGAGAAAGCCTTAGAGGTTCAGACAGCAAAGGTTGAGGAGTTTGCTCAAGCAGGCGCTGTCAAGAAAAGCGTTGACCCAGAAGATGATGAAGATGGTGAGGAGCTAGTTAAGTCCGCACCAAAGTCATTCTGGAGCAATATGTATTTACCACAAGAGTTAATTAGCTCTTTGGGTTATAGGTCATAAGGGAGGATCATCATATGGCAACACAAAATGAAATTTTAGCAAAAGCTAATGAAGTAACAACGGCAGTGGTGAACTCGGGTAGCGGTGTAAGCTCCATCGGTGGTCTCCTTAATGCAGAGCAATCAAATCGGTTTATTGATTTCGTGGTAGACCAATCAACTTTGATGCAGAGTTCAAGAGTTGTGCGCATGCGTACACCTCAGGTTGACATTGATAAGGTGTCAGTCGGTACAAGAATTATGGCAAAAGCAACAGAAGCCAGTGATACTGGTTCAAACGCAGCGGTAACTTTTTCTAAGGTTTCGTTGAACAGCGTGAAGCTTCGTTTGGATTGGGAATTGAGCACAGAGTCGCTTGAGGACAACATTGAGGGTGCTTCGCTAGAAGATCACCTTGCACAAATGATGGCTCGCCAAACAGCAAACGATCTTGACGATCTTTTGATTAATGGCAACACATCATCTAACAATGGTCTTTTGAAGGCTCTTGATGGTTTCACTAAGCTATCTCTTGCAGGCGGAACTGTTGTTGATGAAGCAGGAAACAATGTTTCCCGTGCAACCTACGACAGAATTCTTCGTAACATGCCAAGCAAGTATTTGCAACGCCGTAACGAATTGCGGTTCTTCTCAGGCTCGGCAGTTGTGCAAGACACATCTTTCAGCTTGCAGAACCCTAACTCGGCAACAGCAGCAACATCTGGAGCACCAGCCCCAGCATCAACATATGGTGAGCAAGCATTCTTGAATGGTTCAATCCGTGCAAACGGTGGTCCAGGTGCTACTGGTATTTCGCCTTATGGTATTCCATTGGTAGAAATTCCACTTATGCCAGAAACAGTTTCGGGCGACTATTCGTCAGCAGCTGGTTCACACGGTTATGTTGAATTAACATTCCCAAATAACAGAGTTGTTGGTATCCACCGTGACATCACCCTCTACCGTCAGTTCCAACCAAAGACTGACACTATTGAGTACACACAGTTTATGCGTGTTGCAAACAACATTGAGAACCTCGCTTCTTATGTTCTTGCAAAGAATGTCAAACTGCGCACTCTTTAATATAAATAATTAATGTAGAAAGGGTGGAGTGTGAGCAATCACTCTCCACCCTCTCTCATGTTATACTGGATATAAGAATTTATAGAATAGGATGGTTTATGGTAAACAGAGACAATGTAGTTACAACTGAAACAGCAGCCCCTCGCAAGAAGGCTCCAGCTAAGAAAGCTGCAGTTAAGAAAGAAGTGATCCCTACTGATGGGGACAATGATGGCTCGGTTGATGACGGAAAAGAAACGGAACGGTCTGTTAAGTTAGCAGCAGTTTCTAGTGATACTGAATCCCTTGTGATTTATTTTGAAAGTGGAATGGGTTATACAACGGGAGCAGGAATTAGATTTACAAGAGAATCTCCAATGAGAGAGGTCTCTTTCGCAGAAGCAAATTTACTTTTAAGACTTTCTAATTTCAGATTAGCTAATGACGAAGAAAAGGAAATGTATTATAATAACTTGGAGGGCTAATTTATGGCAGGGAATCTTTCAGACTATCTAGAGAACAAATTACTTGATCATTTCTTAGGCACAGCCACATATACTAAGCCAACCACTGTCTATATAGCGCTTTATACAGTTGCTCCTTCTGATGCTGGTGGTGGAACTCAAGTTACTGGCGGCTCATATGCTCGTCAAACAGCTACATTTTCTGCTGCGGCAAGCGGAACAACATCTAATACTGCCAATATTGACTTCGCAGGAATGCCTGCCGCTACAACGGTAGCCATTGGTGTGTTTGATGCACTTACCTCTGGAAACTTATTACTGTGGGGAACCCTCACAGCCAACAAAACAACAGATGCTGGGGATACTTTAAGAATCGCAACAGGCGATCTTGATATCAGCATTGACTAGGAGATTAGCATGTTGAGAAGAGATTTTACTGGAGCAGCAACAAGAACGGTTTTAACTGCTGGAGTTAATAATTCTGTAACTTCGCTGCCAGTAGCAGATACTGCCTCTTATCCTTCTGGCAATAACCCTTTTGTTGTTGTTGTTGACAGAGGAACTGCTGATGAAGAAAAAATTCTAGTTTCATCAAAGACATCAACTACTTTTGATAGCTGTACTCGTGGTTATGACAATACTACTGCAGTAGCGCATAGCACCTCTGCATTTGTTGATCATGTTCTAGACGCTTTAAGTATTCAAGACATGAATACAACTACCTATGATAATGAAGTCTTGATGTGGATGGGGGTATAAATGGCTAACTTAATTCCTAAATCGTTCTATCTTGGGAATACAACTGCTGCTAATGTCTATACAGTTGCTAACACTGTTGGAAATTACTCAATTATTAAATCAATTAACATTTGCAACACCAGCGATACGGCAAATGCTACAGCGGATATTCATATCCTCGTAGGAGCAACTGCTGCTGGAGCGAATAACAAGATTATTAGCAACGCCGTTGTTATTAAAAATGATGTTTTGTATTACAACACAGCCATTGTGATTCCAGCAAATAGCAAGATTTATGTTGCATCTAGCAACAGCTCTTTGACTTTTAATATTAGCGGGGTAGAATATGCCTAGTTTAATCAATAGTGGTGGATCTGGTGGATCTGGTGGATCTGGTGCATCTGCGCTTATAACCTGGGATACAACAAAAGAAGAGTTCAAAATTGGGGATAAGTTCTATGGGTTTCAATACTACCCAGCAAATGCGAAGTTAATAGTTCAGGAATTTCTTGAACCAAGTCTTCTTACGAATGAAGATGACAGTGGGGCTAATGTTGTGTCAATCCCAGCGCATAGGCTGGGGGATGTATTTACTCAAGATAATTCGTACTATGATCCTTCAGATCATGATGTATATAAAAATTGGTTAACCAGTCAAGCTGAATTAACATTTTCTTGGTATACTGGTAACGAAAAGAATTTAATAGTGGAGGTAGCATAAATGGCTGCAATAGATCTCGGTAGACTTAGGTTCTACCACCAAGGCGCATATAATGGTGCTACTACATATGAAATCAATGATGTTGTTACATATGGTGATAAATCATTTGTGTATATTTCTACTACAAACACAGCTGGCAACTTACCGACAAATGCTACATACTGGAGCCTCATGGCGGGCGGACAAGATTATAAAGGCGCTTGGGCAACAGCCACTGCATATAAAGTTGATGACATTGTTGTTCGTGGTGGTTCTACTTATATTTGCTTGATAGCTAACACTTCTGGAACTTTTGCAACGGATTTGGCTGCTTCAAAGTGGGAATCATTTGTTCGTGGAATAAGAGATCGTGGAAGTTGGGCTGCTAATACTGCTTATTTGAAAGATGATGCGGTCTATAATGGTGTAGATTATTCTATTGCTCAATTGGATTTCACATCAGGCTCTCCTGGTTTTGCAAACGAGACTCCTGGTAACTGGGCTACCGTTGTTAACGGAACGGATTCGCTTCCTCCTCAAGCCTCAAATACTAATGCAGTGCTTACTACAAACGGAACTGCAGGAACATGGACTAATGCTTTAAACATCTCAACTATTACGCTGTCAAATGCTCTTACTGTAAGCAATAGTGCTAAAGGAGTTCTTGTTGGAACAAATGCTCTAGTTTTTGCTAACACTTTAACAAACCCAACGATCACTGTTCAGTCAAATACAACAGATTATTCCCAAATTGCTTTTAGAAACTTGGGAACAAATGCAAACAGCTCAACAGATATTATTGCGTATGCCGATGCAGGAACTGATAATGCTGGTTGGATTGATATGGGTATTACATCAGCTAACTTTACAAGTCCATCATTCACAGTTACTGGTGGTCATGATGGTTATATTTTCATGGAAGCCCCAGCAAACACTGCAGGCAAGGGAAACCTAATTCTTGCTACTGGTGGTAATGGAACACAGAATAAAATTATCTTTGCGGCAGGCGGTTTGTCAAGTGATAAAACCCAAATGGTTATTACTCCAAACACATCTGTTGCAATCAATATTGCAACCAACTCTACAAGCGCAACAACTGGTGCTTTGACTGTTGTTGGTGGTGTTGGTATTGGTGGTAATGTGTACATTACTGGTAATACAAGCATCACTGGTACAATCACTGTTGGTGGTGGAGCTTTCTCGTCAAATAACTTGACCGTTTCTGACCCAATTATTTTTATGGGTAATACTAACTCTGGTGATTCGTTAGATCTCGGTTTTGCTGGTAAGTATACAAGCTCTGGCACAAAATACGCTGGTCTATTAAGAGATGCTTCTGATACTGGTAAGTTTAGATTATTTACTGGTCTTACAGAAATTCCTTCGTCAACGGCAAACTTTGCTGCTGCATCAAACGCTAACTTGATTCTTGGTAATCTTGAAGCAAGCGGTCTTGCAAATGTTGCTGGAATTGTAACTCTTGCTAATGCCACAGCTGCTTCAAGCACCACAACTGGTGCTCTTGTTGTAACTGGTGGTATTGCTACTGCAAACAATGCGTATATTGGCGGATTGTTAAATGTCGCTGGTAACGCTACTGTTACCACCAACTTGACGGTGAGTGGTAATGCAACGATTTCAACAAACCTGGCTGTTAGTGGTGATACAACTTTAACTGGTGGTCTAACAGTTTCTGGTGCCCTAATAGCGGCTGAGATGGCTGAAATTGCAACATCGGGTACTATTACTACCAATGTTTTGACACTTGACTGGACAGCGACAAACATTCAATATGTGAGCTCTCCTTCGGCTAATTTTACAATCAATGTTACAAACGCTCCAACGACAAACGATAGAGCACTATCTGTAACTGTAATAGTTACTCAAGGAGCTACTCCATACATTACTAGTGCATTACAGATTGGCGGTGTTGCACAAACTCTTAAGTGGGCTGGCGGGTCTGCTCCGTCTGGAACGGCAAGTAAGATTGACATTTTCAGCTTCGTGTTGCTAAGAACAGGAAGTGCGTGGACAGTCTTTGGTAGTTCAAGCTTGAACTATTAATCGGAGGATACAATGGGTTTTCTTTTTAAAGCATCTAAGTCTCTTGGACCATTGAGCCCAAGGCAGCTGCTTGCAAGATTAGTAGCATTTCAAGCAACATTTGTTGCTACTGATAGCGCAAGCGCTATACCTGTGACAACAACTCAGCCTTGGGTTGCCGATAGCGGAACTTGGGGAATTACATCTAACAAAGCATATGCAATTACCGCTGGTTCTTCATACCCCGTAGCTTCTGTTGACACCAAAGGTTTTGATGCAACTGTAAAATCAACTACCGATAATACTGGTGCTGGTCCTGGTGTATCTTTTTGGGTAACTGACGCTAATAACTGGTGGGGTGCTCATTCAACAAGAACATCTTCCACCGCAGCCCCATATAGTTGCCCATCTGGTGGTACTCTATCTGGAACAACCTGCAGCTATACCTATGGCGCAGCCTCATACGGAACAACACCTCACTACGGTTATTGCCCAGGTGGTTATACTTACCACGGAATTTGCTGTTTGTTAAATGGTCACGAATGGGTTGGTTGTATCGGTGCCAGCCATGCTGCAGGTCCAACAACATATACTTACGGCTGTCCATCTGGTGGTTCACTCAGTGGAACAACTTGCTATGTTTCTTATGCTGGAACGGCTACTACATATTATCAACACAGTTTAGCGATTGTGAAAAAGAGTGCAGGGTCGGTATCAACAGTAAGCACAACTGCTGTTGCTAATACTACTAGCGCTTCTGATTATGTTGGCTATGTTCAGGCAGTAACTTCTGGCGATACTGCTACGGTAACAGCACGAATGACATCTGGTGGAACAATTGCTTCAGCATCTACACCAGCAGGTACGCCAGCTAAAGCAAAAAAACACGGCATGCTTGTTGGTCCAACCACATTGGCTGCAGTAACAACAATTGAAACTTTTGACTATACACCTGGTTAATTAAGTGTTTATTGAAAATAAAGATTTGTCTGATGAGCGTCTTTCTATTTGTTATGAATGCCCTCGTTTGTTTAAGAGAACAATGACTTGCAAGGAGTGTGGTTGTTTTTTAAAAATTAAAACACTTTTAAAAGATCAAGAATGCCCTCTTGGAAAGTGGTAAGATATAAGGTATGAAAGAATATCAAATTAAAAAAACAATTCATGGTCCAGCAGTCCTTTATAGAGATGAGTTAATCTTTTTTGAACAAGTTCTCCCATTTTTTGACTTGTTTGATGAGTATCCAGAGACATTGTTTGAGCTGTCAGAAGCCGTATGCGAACACCTTCGTTCTGAAATGGAAATGCTTATTGAGTCCGTTATTGATAGAAGATTGATTGATACAACAACAACTAATTCTGCAATTTTAATGTTGCATCATTTTTGGAGACTTGTTAATAATGAATACCCTTTGTACAATAAAGCTCGTATGGAGTCTCAAAATACAACATGGGATTTATCTGATGAAAAGGCAAAAATTATTCACGATTACTATTCGCACAGTGGAGAATATAAGACGGTACGAATCGGTAATATCTAATGATTATTGAGCCAGAGCGGTATTATGGTGTTAACTATCCATTCATTGTTTTGAATGATGTATTTACAGAAGATGAATGTAAAAAAATTCAAGACGATGGTTCAAGTTTAATTCTAGATGATGCAAAAATTGGAGGGGATGAGGCAGGATTTGATCCCTCAGTTAGAAAATCTAAAAATTCTTTTATTCATTACTCAGAAGAATCATCTTGGTTTTTTAATAAATTGAAAGATGCATCAGAATATGTAAATAATATGTATTTCCAATATGATTTGCATGGGTTTTCTTCTATTCAATATAGTGAGTATGATCACAACTTAAGCCATTATAATTGGCACATGGACTTGCAGGTGCTGAAGGATATTAATTTTTCAAGTCTTGGTTTAACAAGAAAGCTATCTGCTTCTGTAATTTTAAATAAGCCTTCTGATTACTCAGGTGGTGAATTTCAAATCTATACAAGACCAAACGGTACTGCTGAGTATACAGTTGTTCAAGAGCAAGGCTCCGTAATATTTTTTCCATCGTTTGCTCTCCATAGAGTAACCCCAGTTACCGAAGGGATTAGAAAAAGTTTAGTTCTCTGGGTGGAAGGACCAAAGTTTAAATGACACAGCAAATAAGATTTGTTCCGTCTTCAAAATTAGCATTAGCCGCAGTACCTGCTCCAAAACCAGCTAAAAACTATATTCCTGAGTGGTGGAAAAAAGTTCCATCATTCCAAGGCGGCAAGCCAGATTATCTATCAGGCAGTCAATTGAACACAACAATAAAGCATTGCATGCCATATTTTGACGCTTTGACTGGTGGGTATATTCAGGAGCTATGGACAGATGTTTTTATTGAAATTGAAAAAGATAAAGATGGGGCATATCTTGTTAATGTAAGAAGCTCGCTACAGATTCCTGGATTAGAACCAATCCGACTCCGTAACTATGATAAGGAAACAAATAGACAGCCGTTCCCCGAGGGCTATTATCCACTTGAATTTACTTGGGGCGAAAACTGGTGCTTGGACACTCCCGATGGATGGTCAACACTATACACTCACCCAATGAACAGGTATGACCTTCCGTTTATTACTTTGTCTGGTCTAGTTGACACTGATCGTGGTAAAGTTAATACCGAAGGCTCTATACCTTTTTATATCAAAGAAGGATTTTCTGGTGTGATTCCAGCAGGGACCCCACTGTTTCATATGATTCCAGTAAAAAGAGAAGATTGGAAATCTGATGTTGAATCTTTTGATGAGTATAGATACTTTAGAGATAATTCAAAAATGAGGAAATTTTTTTCTGGTGGTTACAGAAGAAATATATGGCATAAGAAAAGGTATGACTGATGAAAAAAACTTCTAATCAAATTGTTGTATATTGGTGTCCTTGGTGGACCACTCAGCCTAATATAAACTTAGATCTTATATATAAAAATCCGCAAAGTTTGTTTAAATATGCGATGGAAAATTATAATCCTCAAAAAAAAACACAAAACTTCATTCAATGCCCAGCAGTATCTAATCGTTTAAAACAAACTTATTTTACTACAAATTTAGTAGAAACAGAATTTGAAATTGTATATGAAAATCAAGAACCCAGGGTCAAATATTTAAATGAAAAAACAACTAATGCTTCAGTTGGTTTTTCTCATGCTCCAACATTGAAGAACAATCAATTATTTGAATATGATATGCGATACGGATTATTTGCTGAAGAAAGTTTGCACATGGGAATCAATTCACCGTATTTTCAAAAAGCAGAACATCTAAAGTATGGAGCAATAGTCCCTGGTACATTTGACATTGGCAGCTGGTACCGCCCGATCATTGCTGAATTTAATCTTTGGGCTAATAACAACTATTTTCACATCCAGAGTGGGGAGCCTTTAATGTATTGGCAATTTAATACAGATAAGGAAATTATACTTAAAAGATATGAAAGAACACCAAAACTTTCCGATATTGCTGATTCATTAGTTGGTTTTAAGCTTGTAAAGAGTAGTAGTAATCTTTTTTCTAGGTATCGTAATTTTAATGAAACATCTTTAAGGTCTATAATATTAAAAGAAATTAAAAATAATTTAGTGGAGGACTAATGAAAGTTGTAATTGTTGGTTCTGGGACTGCTGGTTTGATGTCTGCATTATATTTAAAAGAAGCGTTCCCTCTATACGATATAACAGTTGTATCATCATCAAAAATTGGGATTATTGGAGTTGGGGAAGGTTCAACTGAGCACTGGAAACAATTTCAAGATTTTTGCAGAATAGATTCCACTGACATGATTACAAAGACTGATGCTACTTGTAAATTTGGTATCAAATTTGAAAACTGGTCGGTTAAAAACAAAGAGTACTTTCATAGTATTAATACAGCAGCATCTTTATTTCGTGGTTCTTTTATAGCTAGCTATGCTAACGCCATATATCGTGATGGTTTGTTAACAAACAAATTTGCAAATTTAGGAAGATCTGAATACGACATCCACTATTATGAGAATTTTCAAAATCAAATTCCTCAATTTCATTTTGATACAAATAAACTCAATAGATACTTGCAAGACCTTTCAATAGAAAGAGGGATTCGTTTTGTTGATGATGAGTTTATTTCTCTTAATAGAAATTCAGATACTGGGTTTATTGAGAGCATTAATCTTGAACATAACACACCAATCTTTGGAGATTTTTTTATTGATGCAAGTGGGCTTCAACGAGTATTGATGAAAAATCTTGAAAATCAAGAATTTATTTCATATGAAGAATACTTGCCTTGCGATTCAGCAATTGCTTTCCCTACAGAAAGTGATCCATCTGGGAGGATCAGGGCATATACTCGTGCGATTGCAATGAACAATGGATGGGTCTGGGAGATTCCAACTCAATCTAGAAGAGGGAATGGTTATGTATTTTCCTCAAAGTACACAACAGTTGACGGTGCAGTTGAAGAGATTTCAAGTATGTATTCTAAAGATGTAATACCTGCAAAGTCTTTTAATTTTACTCCAGGGTATTATAAGAAAACCTGGCAGCGTAATTGTATGGCAATTGGTCTATCAGCAGCCTTTGTTGAACCATTGGAGGCTACATCAATTAGTACATCTCTACAGCAGGTAATGCTCCTTTGTTCTTACCTCCCAACATTCAATGTTAAAACAAAGTACAGTATTAATGAGTATCATCGCATTATGGATTTAGTAATGGAAAATATTCTATGCATGATTTCAATGCATTACAGAACGGACAGAGAAGATACTGCCATGTGGAGAGATCAAGCTCATATGAAAAAACCCGAGATGCTTGAGAACCTTCTTAACCTCTGGAGCGAGCGCCTGCCAGAACCGCAAGATATCCCACGAACTGGGTATGAACTATTCCAAACTCTTCACTTTTATCATGTTGCTCAGGGTCAAAATCTTATTAATGCCGATAATGCAAAAGTACAATTGGAAGCATATGACTCAGATAACAACATGGATAGATGGTATGAGGCTTTTAATATTGAAAGGATGTCTCTCCCATTAGTTGATCATAGAAAAGCTTTGCTGGGGCTTTATGGTTGAGATTGATGATTTCGTTCCGCCGTTCTTCCAGGATTCAATTTTGAAAACTTTAACTGAAAGTAGTGTGGAATGGCGGTACCTTGACGGTGTTGCTGGTACAACAACAGAAGTTGAAACGCCAGGCGTTGTTATGTCAAAAGACCAAACAGCATTTTATCATGTTGCTTTTAGAGATGGTAAACCAGAGTCGCATCTTTTTTATTCTTTAAGACCAATGATTGATGCTCTTGAGTTTCACCTTGGAAGAGGTATTTCGGATATATCAAGGATAAGAATTGGATTATCAACACCATCTTTTTTTGAAGGTCATAGCGCACCTCATGTTGACTTCTACGCACCTCATCACTCTTTACTGTATTATGTGAATGACAGCGATGGAGATACCGTGTTCTACAATGAAAGATTTAAAGGTGATACTAATATGAGAAAATTTTCTGTTGAAAAAAGAATTACCCCTAAGAAGGGTAAGGCAGTATTGTTTGATGGCGATCACTATCATAGTGCAGGAATCCCTAAGCACACACTGAGAAGGTTAGTGATTAATTTAAATTATAGGATAGACTAATGATTGCTGTTGACAATTTTTTACCAAAATTTTATCAAGAATCAATATACAAAAGTATAATATTTGAACAAACGCCGTGGGTTGCTATTGACAATGTAAGCGGTGGGGACTTGACCGTGACTGCTGATGGAGTTGACATGTTGAAAACTCAATCTGGTTTCTATCATCTTTGCTATGCAGAAGAGCAAGTGTACTCAAATTTATTTTACACGCTTAGACCAATCATTGATGCTGTTGAGCACTATACACAAAGTCCAGTAAGTAAGTTATTGAGGATTAGGGTTGGATTATTTATGAAGTCAGGGGAAGTTGGAAGCAACGCCCCTCATGTTGATTATGTAGACCCGCATAAAACTTTACTGTATTATGTAAACGATAGCGATGGTGATACTATATTTTATAATGAGCTTTATCAAAAAAATAAGCATCAAACAAAATTCACAGTTGAAAATACAGTTTCTCCGAAGCAGGGTCGGGCGGTTCTATTTGACGGTCTTCAGTATCACAGCTCTAGCGTACCCATTGTAAACGATAGGCGTGTTACGGTAAATATTAATTTCATTTGAGGTATTATGATAAAAGTTGTAGATAACATTATTCCATTCCATTATCAAGAAATGTTAAAAGCTGTAGTTATGGCTGATGATTTCCCATGGAACTATACTGATACATTCTCATCAGACGGTATTTTACCTGGAGGTAAGAGAACATTTTTTAATATAGAAAATATGGAGTACGCTAGAAGTTATGGCTTTAACCATACTTTGTATTTTATACAAAATGGGATAGAGGCTCCAAAGTCTAAATATTTTGACATGTTTTACCCATTGATACTTGGGTGCATGGATCATGTCAATATGAAACAATTGATTAGGTCAAATCTTCGCTTAGTTACTAAGATAGGTAATAATCCAGTTACTGATGAACCACATCCCGATTATACCGACAAAGGCATCTATTCAATAGTGTACTATCTTCACTCTACAGACGGGGATACAATTCTGTATAACGAAGACGCTAAGAAAGAAGATAAGAATAAACAAACTATAGACCTTACTGTTGCCCAAGCAGTGACACCAAAACAAGGTCGGGCTGTGTTTTTTAATGCAAACAAATATCATTCACCAGCGCATCCGTCATTAACAAACTCTCGGGTGGTTCTTAATGTTCAATATCTAGGAGAGGATTTTAATTTATGAAAATTAACAATATTGTTGCGATCTCAAAAAAATGGGGTACTCGTGAGTATTGGACCAAGGTAAACATCATTGAAGCTTGGGCTTTCATGACCAAGATTGCAATCATATTTCCAGGTCTCCTTTTCGGGGTGCAGTGGTGGTGGTTGTATGTGTTTGCGTTAGCGTCAAGTTTTTCTTTAATTGTAACCTCCACTATCAAGACAATGCCTACTATTATTTGGTTTAATATTTTATGGGTAATTCTAGCTTCTCTATCTATTCTTAAAAATTGGTGGTGGTTTAACTAATGTGTCCTTTTGGAATAGCGTTTATAGTATTATTAATCAATAGGGTTAAAAGTATATTTTCTAATTAATCGTATATAAACTATAATCTATATGTGAAAAACATTCGGTTTAGAAAAGGTTCTTGGGTAATTCTGCCCGCACTTATTTTCGCTTGGTTTTATCCAACACCGTACTCTGTTAAAGCCGATACGCTTGGCGAGTGGACATACAGTCAATCACAAAACTGTGGTGGTTACATTGAAGTCGTAAACAACGCCATAACTTTACACGGTCCTGACTATAACGGATGCAGCGGCGCTGCTCATTGGGTAAAAATAGAAGCAACCATTCCTCAAGGTGTAAGCACGGTGGATTTCACTTGGGCATACCAAACCCTTGATGGTGCTTACTACGACCCCCCTCAGTACGCAGTAAATGGTGTCTATGTTCAGTTGACTTATGCAAATAATGCAACAGGAACTAAATCAATACCCGTTCAAGTGGGTGACATCTTTACATTCCGACAATATTCAATAGATACTTGTTGTCAACCTGGTCATTTAACAATTAGTAATTTGTCTTTATGGAATGGTATTGCTGGATCTACTACAACGACCTCTACTACTACAAGCACTACTAGTACGACTAGCACCACAACTACAACAAGCACAACAACTACCACTACTACCACCACTACGACTATTCCAGAAACAACTACTACTACCAGCACTACTACTACGAGTACAACTACAACTACTAGCACCACTACTACGACTACCTCTACTACGACTACAACAACTGTTCCAACTACCACAACAACCACGACTACTATTTCTCCCGATACTACAGTATCGGTTACGACCACAATAGATATTCCAGTATCAACTACAACCACTGAAGTTGTTATAATTATACCAGAGGCTCCGACAACCACAGTTGAGGTTATAAATACACCAGAAGTGCTCCCAGAGGCTCCTACGGAGGTGTTTCCACAACCCAGCCCAGATGTAATTCTAGATCCAGAACCGATTGTTGAAGAAATACCCGCTGAAACCACAAGCTCAATTCCAGAAGAAGTTGATCCGAACACCATCCTGCCTGATCCAAACACTGCTATTGGTCCAGATGAAACGCTACCGTTTGTACCAAATTTAGAGCCAAATTTAGAGCCAGATGTAACAATCCCTCTTCCTGGGGAGCAGATATCTAATAATGAACTGAATAATATTCTTGATAATACTTTTACATCTGACGCTTCAACAGAGGAAATAACGGCTGCACTTGATAATATTTTAAGTGCTGACCTTTCAACGGAACAGTTTACTGCGGTTATGGATGCCGTACTTGCCGATACATCTGATACAGATCAGGTGTCTGAAGTCCTTGTCAGTTTGCTGAGTTCTAATCTTTCGGGTGAAGAACTTACAATTGTAATGGATACAGTATTTAGTGCAGAAGCAAGCGTAGAAGAGATGGGTGCAATTGTTGAAAACTTATTAAATTCTGACCTTTCATCAGCAGAATTGACAGCAGTATTTACTGCGGCTTTTGACGGGGACTTATCTGATGCAGAAACGATTTCTCTTGCTAAAGATGTACTTTCACAACCTGTATCCACTGAAGAACTCACAGCGGTTATTACGGCTATCTTTGACGAGGTAGTATCTGATGAGGTATTGACTTCAACCTTTACGGCTGTGCTTGAACAGCCTCTCACACAAGAAGCATTTGCTGCGGTAGTTAATGTTTTGGAATCAGATACAATTAGTTCGGATCAAGTTTCGCAAGTAGTTGATTTAGTTATCAATCAAGATGGTGGTGTTTCTGCTGATCAAGCAACTGAATTAGCAACAAGTCCTAAAGTGCTTGAAAGCATTGATGGATCGCAAGCAACTGAAATCTTTGATGTGATTGTAGTCTCTGAAGTTACAGCAGAGGATGGTCTTGCAATTTCACTAGCTCTTGTAGACGCTTCTACAGAAGTAAAAGAAGCATTTGAAGAAGAACTTAATATATTTGAAGGGGTGTTTGATGTCTATGTCCCGACTGATTCAGAAATTAATGTTGGAGTAAGAAGAACATTTGTTGCTGTAGCTGCAATTGCTACAACACTTACAACTACTGCTGGTGCTGCACCACTATCTGGCGGTTCATCGGGTGGAAGTGGAGGCTCCCCTGCTGGTGGAGGCGGTATGCCAGATAATGAAAAATCATCTAAAATTAAGAGGCGTAAGGGTCAGCCTCGGAGGAGAATAAAATGAAAAAATTGTTAAAAGAA